GGCACCGTTAGCCTCCCGATGCTTTCTTTTTGCCAGCCAGCACATGCTCCCCGGCAGGGGGGACAGCAGCGTCGCTCTTCTGATCTTCAGAAGTCTGCTCAACGCTTTCCTGTAGCTGGCGTGCCGCCTCCCGCGCGCGCGCGAACTGCTCCTGCTCCGCCGGCGTCGGCAGCCGATACAGACCATTCGGCATCTGCAAAAGCTCCTCCAGGTCATGCTGCAAAATCGAATCAGCATAGCCTGAAAGTGTAAGCTTGCCATCGGCAATCGGATAGATGCGCGCAGGAACCGGCACGCCTTCAATCAGACCGGCTGAGAATGCGACAGAACCGCTCAGATTCTGACACAGAACCAGAATTTCCATTCTTCCTCCAGAGCCTGCTAGAGCTGGAAGCCGTGCGCAACCACTGTCGCATTGGTATTGCCCGCCCCAAGCGCCGGCAGCGATACCGCAATCGCCTGATTCTGTGCATTCGCCGGAATAGGCTCAGGAAATTGCACCAGAAGCGGCTGCGCGGCGGCAGTTGCGCCGGCAGGAGCGGCAAACGTATAGTGCAAGGTGCCAGTGACCAGCCCGGTCACGGTCGCTGTGACGACCGAGGCGGCGGTTGCGCCGCTTGCAGTAATTTCAAAGCCGGTAATATATGTGGTCACGCCGGGACTGGCCGCCAGCGTGGCCGTTGCTGTTGCATTCGCCTGATTGCCCGAATCGGCGGTAATTGGCACCGCCCCCGGCGGATAGGGAAGTTGCAACGGACGCCCGTTGCCATCCAGTGGTTGGGTATAGGGAAGCGACATGCTTTTTCTCCTTCTCGCTCATTAATTGACGTAGACGCCCATTGCCTTGCTCATAAAGGCCGGGCCGCGCACGACCAGCGTCTGGTCGCCGATGAGCGCAAGCTGCTGTGTGCGCGCATTGACGAGCGCAAGCTGAACCGTCTGCAACTCATTCACAACGGGAACCAGCAGGATATCAGGATCGCGTGGCAGCAGCCAGATGTCCTGCGCGGTATGGCCGCCTGTATTGACACGCGGCAACGTTACGCCGTCCGGGGCCGCGTTATTGCCCGATTGCGCGACTGTCATGCTGTAGAGCGCCTGCCCGCTTGGAGCCTGCGCATTCGGGTTCACCGGCAGGCCGGTATCATTCCAGGTTGTTACGGCGGCATCATTATTATCTACTGCGCTCACAATGGCATACAGCGTCTCGGAGCCGCTTGCGCCGCCGGCAGCCGTGCGGAAAATGCGATAGAGCAAAATCTGCCGCGTATTGCCATTGGCATCGGTAATCGTCGGCGTTGACCAGGAAAGTGTGACCTGATGGCCCGCCGTCGGCGTCACCGTCGCTTCTGCGCTGGCCACTGTCACGCCATAATCCGATACGGCTTCCACCACATAGCCATACTGGCTGTTGGTAAGCGAGCCGCCACTTACCACGCCGCCATCGGTCGCCGTTATCGTTCCCATTTGACCGAGGCTGGTGATGAAGCTCGACTCGACAAATGGCACGCCGCGATAGGAGACCAATTCCAGGCCGCCATCAATATAGGCGCGATTATCAGTAATCTGGCCGTTGAGCTGGCCGCGATCGTCACGCGGATAGATGACTGCTTTATCGAGGTAGCGTTTTTCCTGCACAAACAGGCGGCCAATTGTCGAAAGCATTTCGCTGGACATGATAAATGCATACTGGTTGGGACGGGGAACCGCACCGAGGGCTTTTTTCACGGCATCGATCATGGCATCGAGCATGGCAATAGAAGGAGAGCCATTCACCGCAATCTTGTTCGTTGCATTGGCGGCCATCAATGTATCAACGCCATCCCACTCGGGCCGGAACGTATTGAGCGTTGCGCCGGCTGATCCATAATAATTGACCGCTTCCTCAAACCACATGGCCGATTCAGTTGCGGCCTCAAGTTCCAGTTGCACCAGATCGCCATTCACGCGCGCGGTCTGAATCGAAAATTTTGCCAGATCGAGATTGACCTGCCAGTGCTTGATTGGCCATGAAAGCTGACTGTATGTGCTGCTGGTTGGCGTCACGCTGCCAGTGCCAGAGGTTGGCGGCGCTTCCACGACTGCACGCGTTACCGGGTAATTCGTGCGCTTGTTGAAAATGTACGTCGGGGTATTCCAGGTCTTGCGCGGAAACAGTGTGCGCGTTGCCGTGAATTTGCGCGTCGCTTCGAACAGCGAGCGATCGATCACCGGCTGGTAGAGAAACTGCGCGCCGCTTGTCTGCGAAAGCGTCTCTTGAATTTGACGAAGTGTAGCCATTCGGCTTTATCCTCCACACATCTACCACAGGCCCGTAGCCAATGGCTTATTTCATTCCATCACTCCAAAGATCATTCAGATGATTTCGTCGGGCTTCACAAAAAAGCTGATATCTCGCCCGGCGCTGCTGGCTTCCTGCGCGAGCAGCCGCGCCGTCAGAAATGGCGTCAGTTCATGCAGCGCCGTCTTCGGGTCCATGTCAGCGGGCCAGGGAACACGCCGATCCGCAAGCGCGCGCCAGTTTTTCGGCGCAAGCTCGGCTTTCAGATAATCGCCATCTTCATAGAGCGGCTCAGGCTTGAACGTGCTCTGCTCTTCAAGCTGACTGGGAACCGCGAACGCCTGACGCGGCGTAGGCACAGTCTCAAGAAGTTGCGTCAGCCTGGCTTCCAGCGAAGCAAGCTTCGCTTCTTGCTCTTCAATGCGCTGCTGCTCAGGCGTTTTCGGCGCTTCCACGACAAAGCCTTTCGCCTTGAGCGCCGCAATCATTTCTGTTTCAGTCACTGCTTTCTTCTCCTTCTGGCTTTCGCCATCACGATCGGGATCATCTCCATGCGCCGGATCATCCCCATCATGATCTGTATCGCCGGTTATTCCGCTGCCCGGCAGCATGTCCGCGTAGCAGCCCTCGCATTTCATGCCGAGCTGGCGAGCCGATTCGTCATGCGCGGCTGCCAGACGCTGTGCATGTTTCATGGCAATTGCGCGGCCCGCCTCATCCAACTGGCCTTCAATCAACGCCGTATAGCGCGCTGATTCGCTTCCATGTTTGGAACCAAAAACTTCATCCAGCACACCTGCCAGATGATCATGCACATGCATATGGCCTTCACGCGAAGAGCGCGCTTCGGTGAGCAAGCCAAGCGCAACCTGAAGAAAAATCGGGATAGGCATAGCAGGGGGATGGTCCTCCTTTGATTCAATCGTTACCTTGTCGAATGGCAATGCTTCACAATAGCATTGCTGACCAGTGCTCTCATAGAGCACCTGTGTAATACGCGCGCTATCCGCCAGTCCCGGCCTGGTCGTCAGATCAATCCCCAGCAGATCCGGCTCGATGCCTTCCTGGCAAACGACCAGCGGCAAATCATAATGGCGATCGTGCATGAGTTCTACGCCCAGCACCCGCATGGAACCTGATTTGAGATAGCCGCCTTCCGCGAGCGCGAGCATATCGCGGCCTGCACGCGTGTCCGCCAGATCGATGAGCGCATAGAATCGCGCGCCTTCCTGCCAGAGCTTTACCACGCGTCCGACCAGTTCGGTATTTACGTTATTATTGGCCGTCTCATGCGAGACAAAACAAGTAACTGGCAGGCCATTGGGATCGGCAAGCTTACGCAGGCCGGATTGATAAATGCGGTCACACGTCGCTTTCGGATAAATGCGACCATTCAGACTGCGCGCATTGTATTCGAGCCAGCAGATGCTAAGCGTGCCAATCTTTTTTTGTGGCCGTTCGGATTCGACAGTTCCTTTTTTGTCTTTTTCTTCATCCTGCCAGATCTGAGGCAACGTAAACCCCTTGCGTTTCGCGATTCGGATTGCCCGCGCTTTGATTTCCGCCTGCTTGTTTTCCGGCGCGCGGCCAATGAGTTTGGCGGCTGCATCCAGATGCGCCTGGCTATCGATCGGATATTTGCGCTCCTCAGGCCACGCAAAGTCTTCCAGAGGAATTTCTTTGCGCTCTTTCACCGTCAGGCTTTCTAGCAAGTGCAATGCCTCTGTCATCACATCCTCCCATCCCACAAATCATTCTCAGTCAGTTCTACCTTTTGCTGCTTCTTACGAACAACTGGCAACTTCTGTGTCGCGTCTTTGTCTTCTTGCGTCTGGTCAATCCCATGAATGGCCAGCACTTCACACGCACAATTGGGATGGACCTGTGGTAAAGCATGCCCACTTGGGAATGGCATACCGAGCTTCACCGTAACGCCATCATTCATGAGGCACGTTGCGCAGGGATTGCCATCCACTTTCCAGGTGAGCGCATACACTCCCTGCTCTTTGAATTGAGCAAGTCGCTCTGCCATATCAGGATCAGTCCATTGTGGAAGCTCGGTCTTGCCCGTAAAATAAATGGGCTTCACCGCTTCCTGGCTCTCTTGCTCCCGCTGTTTCTTCTCAGGCTCATCCGTTTCTTTTTGTGGAACAGACTGTTGTCTTTTTTGCAACAACGCATTATTGAGCTGACCGGATTGTTGCAAAGCAGGGGGAACGGGCGCAGCTGGCTCTTTGGCCTGTTTGGCTTTCGTCTGCGCCAGATCGGCGTTGGCCTGCGCGGTCGCGAGCGCAATCTGCGCCGTTTGCCGCTGCTCATCCTCCAGGTCCTCCAGGCGAGACAGCGGCACCACTTCTTTCGAGGACCAGATGAACGGCACGCCGCCGCCGTGCTTGTATGGCTTTTTGCCGCTCTCCAGACGAATTTCATCAACGGTGCGACTGCCATTTTTAATGCGCAGGTCTTCAACCTTTGCGACACTCTCATCTGAGCGATAATCGGCGTATTTGAGGCCAATGCGATAGTCGGTAATGCCAAAGCCGCGCTTGACGATCCGATCATTCAATTTTTCCAGAAACGCCTGCTTGACCGGATCGCAGGCATTAAAGATCAGGCTCTTATCCTGATCTTCACCAGTGCCGCCGCCGATATTCCCGCTCTCGATGATCGAAACGGCGGCAGGCGGGACGCCAAAGGCCGCAAAGACGATCGTGCGCATGCGATCGAGGCCCTTTTGAAAATCCATCTCCAATGCGCCAGCATTGCCCAGAGGAGCAATCTCTGCATTGCCCCAGGTAACTGGCGGCACATGCGCGTTTTTCTCGCCGGTGAAATTCTGGCGGAACCAGACCAGGAATCGATCAGCCTCATCGCGATCGGCCACGCCTTTGAAATAGTAACTGAACTTCGCGCCTTTTTGGAAGAAACTGGTCATCCAGGTCATCATCTTTTTGTCGATAACGACGGCATCTGATACCTTTTCAGCAGGTGCAAATGGATCGATGGATGAGCGCGGATGAGGGAACCACCACCGAATAATATTCTGAGGATCGAGATAATTGCGCTGCCGGCTCCATTCCAATTCCTGGTAAAATTGCTCGATCTGGCCATAGCGATCAGCGATATAGCCCATCGGGATTGCATCGATCTTGAAAAGCTGCCAGGGCTGGCCATTCTTCCAGGTGAGTTCACTGTAGCATTCCCCGAAGATCAGTTTGTCCTGCACAAGACTGCGGCCAAGCTGGTTGAAATCCCAATCTGGATTGATGCGCAGAAGGAATTCGTTCAACACATCAAAATGCTGCTGATTGTCTTTCGCTTCTTCATCGATCTTCTCCACGACATAACCGCCGCTGAAAATACGCTTGGCAATCACATCAATACACGCGGAAACCCAGGGATTATTGAGATAAATATCCAGCAGAATCCGTTTGCGATCCTGCGCGGTCAGGCCCTGCCAGATGAGCGGATTCTGCTCGCCCCACCGACGCCGTTCATCCCAGGCGGACGAAATATGCTGTGGGAGTTTGCCCGCTGCTTCAGTGAGTATGTGGCTCTCAAACGCGAGATTGGTTTTGAGTGGCGGAATCGGCGGCGGCACAACCACTGGAAGAGAAAAAGGCGAGGCTGCCCCGGGACCTTTGAGCAGATAGATCATCTGCTCCTTTACCTGGCTCCATAAACCGGCCACCACACCACCTCACACGTTCCACGTAGAAACTATTGAACGCTCTCTATTGTAACGCATCACCAGGCCGCTTACAAGCGCGCTTTCACCGCCTCTCCTACTTCCTGCCAGACCTGCTGCTCAACAGAAGATAACTGCTCCCAATGTGGCTGCTCAACCGGCGCAAATACACCTACTTTCTGACGCAGCATTGCCTGATAGCCTGGCGCATGCACAAATGCCTCATACGCAATCTGACCCAACGACCGCTCATCGTGGCCTGCACTATACGGCGTGCCATCGGCATTGCGCAGCGTATTCGACGGAAGTTTGAGATGATATGGCTCTTGTCTCTCAGTCATTTCTTTTAATCTCCTTTCGGCATAACCCGGCGTATGAAATCGCGGATCAAGAATCATCATTCCACGTCTTTTACCACTCCACTCGATCCTTCTCCGTGGCGACCAGCCTGCGCAGGACGAAAGACCGTTGGGCCTGTGGCAAATGTCGCAGGACGTGTTCCATCGCTTCGAGAAAGCGATCCAACGAGAGCGGCATCGCAACTTGCGTAAAGGCATCTTTGTACTCGATGAAAATCGAGAAGCCGATCTCCTCATTGCCAATCGCGCTGAAAGAGAGTTCTTGGATTTTCGTAAATTCCGGGTATTCTGGCATATACATTCCTTTCCTGATATGTAGTTTGACTCGATTATACACCGCATCCAGCGCATAAATTCAGCGGAAATTTGAAATGATACAGCATCATTCACCACTCCATTGCATCTGCACTGCTCCAGGCGCGCAAGATATCCGTATCATCTGTCGTTGTGTCGCCGTCATCGGGCACGGCGATAAGAATGCCGCCGTCTTCTTTTTTTTCAACCATAAGTTCAGTAAACGTCCACACATATGCATCCAATCGATCCGGCGATTTCTCACCAGGTTCCCAGTTCGTCATCTGATCCTCAAGTTCAGGAAATACTCCTACATGATGCAATCGGCCTTGCTCAGCGAGTGCTGCAATCGGCTCTGCCCTGGTAAGTTTTCCACGTGCAGCATGTACCCCCTTGAAAGCAACATTCTTATCTATCACCCGAATAACCGCTTCAACTAGCTTCCCGCCATTATTAATCTCAGCCACAATACGATCAGCTTTACGCGAATGATATGCTGTTACTGCCTCTTTAGCCCAGGTCATAACGCTGGCCATCATAGAACGATCATCTAGAAGATACCCATGATCATTCACCCCAAGACCCCCAACAATGATTCCACACTCAGCCAGCTCCTGATTATCGATCTCGGTCCCGTCGTTCACGCTTGGATCAACCCCGACTACAATACGCTTAAGATCAGGATATTCGGTAACGCGCAACGCTTCAATCATTGAATCCCGCTTCCAGAGTGCCCGTTCATTATCATCCAGAATAAGCCCTTCCAATTCCTGGCGGCCTAGACGAGTTCCCTCATACTTATCAATAACTTGCCGCTGGAACGCTGGAGCCAGATTCGAAAGGTTCTCATAAGTCGTGCCACATGTCGTATGTGTCGACTTCTGCTTGACCAGCATCTTGATGAACTTGGTCGCACGCGGCGTTGTGGTGTAGACTGCCTGCGGCTTTTTACCGAGACGCAAGCCAAACATCAGTTGGTCATGAGTATCCGTGTATCGCCAGGCCGCCGGCTCGTCTCCCCAGGCTTTGGTGTGCTGCGGGCCACGAAGCGCATCCGGTTCATCGGCGCTATAGGTCGTCGCGATCGCGCCATTTGGCCATGTCAGGCGGCGCTTTGATGGTTCGTACTTCGGCAAAAACCAGGGAGGCGAACAGGCCAGTATCCCTGATTCTCCCTGAACCATTACATCACGGACATCCGCCGCAGTTCTGCCAACCAACGCTATACGAGCATGCGAGTCTTCTTCTGCCCATTCAATTACTTTCTGAGCACCTGTACGGGTCTTCCCAAAACCACGACCGGCCAGAATAAGCCAGATTGTCCAGTCCCAGGAACATTCCAACTCTTCAAGCTGTTTATCACGCGCCCAGGCTGGCCAGCAAAAACGTAGCCAGATCGCTTCCTGATCGGAAAGCTGCGCAATAAACGCACGCTGCGCATCTGATGGCAAATGCGCAAACCATCGCGCCCAGGCAAATTCACGTTGACTGAGTTTGCCCATCATCCTTTGGTTGTGCAAAAGTTGCAAGCTTATTCATCAACGATTCGCGAGCTCCAGTCACATCAATACTTCCTGCATGTTCTACCTGCTGCTTATCTTTATATTTCTCAGGCATTCGCGCCTTGAGTAGCAATGTTAGTAAGCCATCACTATACTTGCGCTCTTTGAGCGGCTTACCATCTAGATAAACCACCCGCCCATTGGAAACCACATACGTCTCTACGCCTTTAATTGCTCGATCATAGAGAGCAAATTCAGCAGTATCATCTGCATCTTTCTCTGCCTCAGAAAGTTGAGCTGCAAACGCAGAGTCTTGCTCTTTCCAAACATAAAATGTCTTACGACTAATCCCAGCAGCTTTACAGGATGCTTTGATATTTGCGCACTCACGATACAACTTGAGAAAACGTTGTTGTTTCTGCTCTCGTTCTTCTGGAGTAAAAGGATGAGTATCAGGAGCCCGTGAATATGTCAATGTGTCACCCTTCCATTCCTCTCTGGGGCGCTGGCTCCTCGGACACTACCCCACCCATCAACCGCACACCCGAGGAGCTTACCAGTAATATAACCGATTTCTTATGAAAAAGCAAAGCCTGGAATGCTGTTCCAGGCTTCGCAAGAATGACGGGAAGGCGAAGGGCTTGGGTCCAGTGGTAAGGAAAAACGTCAATCCCTGCGTACCAGTATAACATATAGCTTATAGAAAGCAAGTGTCGAAAGTGTCGCAAACATGTCGAAAGAGCTTTCGACAGAGATAAAACAGCTTCCAGAGCAGGGAGAAAAGACAAGTGTCGAACTGTCGATGCTGTCGTTGAAAAAAGAAAAATGACGACAGAAAAATCGAGAGATATTCTTGAGTTTTTCCAGAGCAGGGGGAAGTGTCGTGTCGGTCGAAGTGTCGCTATAAAGACCATTTTTTTGAAGGAATTAAAATAATATGCCTATTCTCCCAATATATATAATAAGAAAGACACGACAAATTTGAAATAGCCTATTAGTACTACCCCCCTGCTCTGGGAAAAATTTTCAAAAAAAAGAAGTGTCGTCATTTTTCTTTTTCTTGATTTTCCACGACACTTTCGACAGATGACTGGAAAGCGAACGGAGAAGCGGAATCGGATATGTCGCAGGCTATCTCGACAGAGATGTGACGGTTTCGACACGTATTTTTCCTGAGCACGTACCCGGCGGCGTAGCTCAGTTGGCAGAGCAGCGGATTTTTTAGAATTATGCTATACTTACGGTGTTGAAGGGCAGGATGGTTCAGTGAAACGCAAGATCGAGCAATGTGACAAGAAGATGCATTCAAAATGAGCATAGCTGATGAGCATGCGTGCGGCTTGCCAGCTATGTTCATTTGAAGTAGCGGCGGTTGGACTTGAACCAACGACTCGCGGCTTATGAGTCCGCTGCTCTCTTTGCGTATGCTGCAAAACGAGCAGATTCCTGCTTTCAACGGAGAAGGATATCGATGATGAGCAGGAGTTCTTTGCATGGCCAATCCGGCGAAATCGAAGACGGTGCTGGCGGCGCTTGCCGAATATGAATATGTCATCATGGAGCTATCGGAAGCGACGCAGCGCGGATACAAGCAGCATTTGAATCGTTTTGCGCGTTGGTGCCAGGAAAAACGGCTCTATGTACGATCGCTGACGCCGGCGATCATTGCGCAATTTATTCAGGAGATACGCCAGCAGGCGCTTGAAAAGACCGGTGATCCGCTTTCTAGTTATACGCTGAGCGGATATATGCGTGATATCCGGGCATTCTTGTACTGGTGTGCCAGGTCGCCACAACGGTATGTGTCGATCGAGCTTCCGCAGAATCTGCTCATGCCAAAAGTAGACAGCAAAATCATTGTGCCTTTTTCCAAAGAGCAGATCCAGCGGCTCCAGGTCGCCGCCGGGCAGAATACGCATTTTCCAATTATGGCCGCACGCGATAAAGCGATTCTGGCAGTATTGCTGGATACTGGCATTCGCGCATTAGAACTCTGTAGTCTGACGCTCTCGAATGTGCATCTGGCCGGCGGGCCGGATGCATATCTCAAGATCAGGGGCAAGGGTCGGCGTGAGCGAGAGGTGCCGCTTGGAAAGAAGTCCCGACAGCTTCTGGGAGAGTACATCAAACGGTATCGTCCGCCAGCAGAGAGCCAGATAGTCTTCCTCAGTCATCGGGGGGAACCACTGACGACAAATGCGCTCCGTCAGATATTTAAACGTTGGTCTCGGCGCGCAGGCATTACAGGCGTGCGTTGTAGTCCGCATGATTGCCGACATACCTTCGCGCTAAATTTTCTGTTGCAGGGCGGGGATCTCTATGTATTGTCTCGCTTGCTTGGGCATGCTTCCGTGAGCATTACCGAGGTCTATCTGCGCGCAGTAGAAGCGTTGCAGGCGCGTAAAATGGCAAAGTCGGTATTGGATAATCTGTGATGTTGCCTTACGACACTGACGACAGATACGACACATGATCGTAAGGCGAGATGAGAAGCCATCTCAGAGGTGTCGTAAAGCATTGCTGATAGATGGAAGTAAGTTTCGACACTTGCGTGATATAGGGAGCCTGATTGCTTCCTGGAGTTCAAAGCCCACAAAAGCAACAAGCCTCCTACATCTGTAGAAACGGAGGAGCTTTTTCTTATGCATCCAAAGCATCTTTATGGTCTGGCTGCGATGCTGGCCGGGATTGGCGTCATTGTCTGGCTCTTCGCTGCTGTTCTGTGGTGGATCGGCTTATTTTGTCTGTTCTCAGGCATTGCGGCGACGATGATTGGCCTCTATCGTTTCTATTTGCCGATTAGCCAGGCGCGTCATGAGCAGCGGATTGCGCTGGAATCGATCGGATTACAAAAGCGTGTGATCGCGCATGGCGAACGCTTGCATGGCGATATCAAGCGCGAGGCGAATGGCACAATTGAAGTGATTGTATCGCGCAGACCTGCGCGCGTCGTTGAAGCCGATGAGCTACAGGAAGATCATCCACAGCAGCCGCAAGAGATTCCAGCAAGTGTGCGCTATGAGGATATCCAGGCGTATATTCCGAAAGATCATGTCCTGGTGGGCGTGGGTGAAGGCGGAATCGTGGATACCAGGGAGAAAGAAATCAAAGGATTGATCTGGATTCCGGGCTCCAGTGGCGCGGGCAAATCGAATACGACAGCGTTGCGTGTCGAGGAAGATTATGTGCGCGGGCACAAATTTCTGGGGATTGATCCGCATTTCTTCAAAGCGGATAGTCTTTCCAATCTTGTGCAACCGTATAAAGATCAGTTTATTGAGCCGCTCGCGTACAAGCAGGAAGATATTCTGCGCATCCTGAATTTCTTTCTCGCGCAAGCCGAGCGACGCAAAAATGGCGGTGCCTGCTGGCCGCTCACGCTGCTCTATGATGAGATCGGCTCTCAGGTCAGCGATAAGCCTGAGGACGAGCTGGAAAGAGAGATTATTGAGAAGACGAAAAAGGTGATTCGGCTGGCCGGGCAAGAACTGCGCGGCTTTAACATGAATGTGATCGCTATCAGTCAGGATGCGGCAGGACTGGCTTTCCTGCGCAAGCGGGCGCTGCTCGTCCTCGGGCATAAAACGGTGATGATGAGCGAGCGCGAACTGATCTGTAATCGGCGAATGGATATTGCGCGGCAGATGGACGAATGGCCAGTTGGCCGAACGGTCGTCTATGGCGTGGCGATTCAGGGCACGCTTATTCGCCAGCAGCCGCTCTTTCAGCCGCGTATTGTATCTTCCCAATCTTCTTCCCAACCTCAGCAAGAGGAAGCGCCGGGAAGATATCGGGAAGGCAACGGGGAAGCGCCGGGAAGATCGGGAAAGATCGAGGAGAGGGAGATGACTGACGTGCTCAAAAAATTTGTGTATGACGCCGGGAAGATGCGCGCAGCAGGCCAATCGATTGATGCCATTTTGAAAGCGTTTCATTTGCCACCGGGAGGTCGGCTCAATCAGCATCTGAAGGCATTGTTAGATACACCAGAAGAGCGGGAGGTCTAGCATGGATACTCTGATTTTTCGCGTTCTGGCAGCCTGCTGTGGCCTCTATCTAGTAGACCTGCTCATTATTGGCTTTGCGTTTGGATTCGGCGCATTTCTGGCGTGCTGTGCGGCGTTCTGGCTGATTCTGCGAGCCTATCATCGCCTGATGATCAGCCGGTCAATTCGGCCAGTGCAAAGCTGGCGTTGGGAGCGATTCGGCGCAGCATGCTATCGTATGGAGGTCGCATAGTGAAGCAACAAAAAGTGAAACAGACCAGACAGGAAATGTGGTGGGTGATTCTCGCCAAGTCAAAGACGCTGCGTTTCTTCGCGGTCTCTTGTGAATTTATCCTGTTTCTTGGCGGCCTGTGGATCACGTTTACCGTGAACGATCCAGAGAGCAAGACCTGGCTGAGCGGCAATGTGAATCTGGTGTTCCTTACAGTCATGGGTTGGGCGGTTGATGCCGCGATGCCAGAAGCCTGGCTGCACGTGGTGATTCAGCATGTGCAGAAAGAGCGCGGCCAGCTTGGCTGGAGCAAATTCGTAGCTGGCGCAATCAGCGTGCTCTTCATTGGCAATATTATCTATAGCGTCTTCACGGGCGGCGATACGACCGACGGGATCAGCGGCGCGCCGAAAGATGCGACCGGCTGGATACTGCTGGTGCTGGTTATTCTCAGAATTTCCGTTGGTTTTGTCTACATCACCGTGCGTCAGTGTCAGGAGTGGATTAAACGTCAGCCAGATCATGCCGCTCCCCCTGCTCTGGCTTTCGATTCCTGGCCTCTGGTTGGCCTCGCGGCCTGGTTCCAGCAGGAATTACAAATGACGCTTGCAAATCTCTCAGCCAGTTTCGATCAACGTCTGGATGAAAGACTCGATCGAGAGGCGAAGAAATACAATCTGCTCGATCTTCAGGTCAGCCGATTGCGTTCTGAAGTCCAGGATTTGCAGGCGTTGCCAATTGATTATGATATGGTGACGCATCGGGTGTTGACGCAATTGAAAGCTGATTTTGACGCATGGAAACAGACGCAGCTTGACGCATTGGAGCATGCGTCACAATTGCAACTTGACGCATCCACACCTGCGTCAGAATTGCGTCAGAAATCTGCGTCACGACGCAAAAATGACGCATCGACAAAGATCATTACGATGCGTCAGCCGGCTGCGTCATCCACTGAGAAGAAAGCGGCAATCCACCGGCTGCTGGATGAGGATCAGAGCCTGTCGAGCTATCGACTAGCAGCGCTGGTTGGCTGCTCAGAACCGACGGCGAGACGCATCAAAAATGAGTATATTGACGTGCGTCATGACGCAGCGAAATTGCCGTATGACGCATCTGGAAATGACGCATCGGATCGGGTGATGTGACGCAAAAATGACGCATTGGACCGATGCGTCATGACGTATCAAGAAAGGAAAACGCTCATGTCTGACACTCCCCGGCATAAATGCGCGGGGGTTCCTCTTTCATCCAGTGGGCTTGCCGTCCCCTCATTGCTGAGAGGCGGTAGTGGTCTTCTGTCCAGAGGCTTTTCGTACACGCCGAGAT